GAAGTGCTGGTTGTTCCCTGATAGGTACTAACCGTTGTATTGTCATTTGTTGGACCTGAACTTGCAAGGGTTGCCCACTCTGGAGCAGTAGCACCAGAATTGACTTTAAGAATTTGGCCAGCAGTTCCAATGGCTAGACGAGCAGGGGTTGAACCGCTAGAAGAATAAATTGTATCGCCTGTTGTAGTCATGGGATTTGTCATGCCCGTTGTATCCACATTTGCCCATGCACTACCTGTGTAGTAAGTAGTTACATTTGTATCCTTGAGATAAGCAAACTGTCCTTCTTGAGGGGAAGTTATAGCTGCATCTCTAGCTGTTGCATTTGCAAAAACAAGGATGCCTTGCATTAAATACCCATTGACATCGGCTGCGGTAAGGACCTCTCCCGATGTGAAATTCTTAAAGCCTAATCCTGCTGCCATTTGTTCTCCTAGTATGCCAATACGGATGTGTCAAGGATACCGTATAATGTCGAATCCAAGATGAACCCATCTAGGACATTTTCCTGTGTTGTTAGAGTTGTTCGCCATGTGTTAGGCGTAATGCTGTGGGCTATGCCTTGACATTGGAGTGTCTTGACAATAGTAGTACCTGCCACATTTACATTTGTGATCTGCATAGGGTCGAAATAGTCCAAGTCTAGTGCAGCAGTGATTCCTGCCCCATAGCCTAGAGTCACTAGGTCAAGGGTAATGGTTTCAATTCTTAAAGCTGTGTCCTTGCGAGAGGCCACGAAATTAGAGGCAAGATCCAGAGCCTCGGCATCTGTCTGCATTAGCATGTCGGTAGCTGTAATGCTGTGAAGGAAGAATTTATCAATCGAATCTTGGTTAGAGGCAACTTGAGCTGTACCGCCTGTGCGTGTGACAGTAGCTTGATTAACAATTGTCTTATCATCTAGGGCAAAGGTAATTCCAGCATAAGGAATGGCTGTAGATCCAGTTGCATTAGAAAAAACTGTAGGTGTCGTTGCTGCTGATGTATAAACAAAATCACGATCCTTAAATACTGCGTTGCCAGCCTTGTCGAAATAGAACCCACCCTGCTCTGTGAAGGTGCATGTCTCGATAGCTGCTAAGGCTGTGCGAGTAGTTGCTGGATCTGCCTGACAAAGTGTTTGACCAGTCATAATCGATCTAGCACTTGATGGCCAACCAATAGTGTCAAGGATTTTATCGATTCTAGTGCCAGTAGCTTGTCCTGCTGTAGCACCTGTGACGGTAGTCACATTAGAGTTAAAGACCAATCTAAAGGCATCTGAGCAGATTAGATCGACATAGCCGATCTCTTGATCTGTAGGGTATGTGTAAAGGTATTCTTGAATGTAACCCTTAAAAATTGGATAGACAGTTCCTGAGTATTCTGTCTCAATAATAATAGATCGCAAAGGTACGAGATTGGGATAATATGGACTGGTTACTGATGTGGGGTTCCAGTCACCATTTTGATCAAGGATGCGAACTGTAGCTGTACCTGCAAGATACTTGTCTTGAAATAGGTTGCGTGCTTTGCGCGTATCTATTTTAGTTACTTGATTGGACACATCAATAATGATTTGTCCCGGCTCACCCAATACACCGAAATCAAGCTCTGAAGTATCTAAAATAAATGGAGTCGCAAAGGATGCTCCACCTGTAAGGTTGATCTTTACAATAGGGGTTGCTGGTAGTGCCATTAGTAAGCCGTACTGTAGTTAACTGGAGTACCTGAAGCCTGTTGTGAGTAAAGCCCCTGTGTAATAGCTGCGACTAGATCACGCTCTGTTGAGACTGAGCCTTGAACAGTCAAATTGACTATTGTGCCACCGTTGCCAGTCATTGAGGCTGGAGTATAGGTTCCACCGATTGATTGCAATAAGCCCTGTTGTTGCTGTTTGAGATTTTCTGCTGTTAAACGCAAAGCAGTTAGAGGATCAGTATTAGGATCAGTTCTCTCCAGTAATCCCTGTTGTTTAGATTTTAAGGCTTCACCAAATGAAAGTACATTGGCAAGTTGTTCTTGTTGAGTTACAGCAGTAGGCTTAACATTGGCTAATTTAGAAAGTTCTAAAGCCATTTGCTTAAGAGTCTCTAGCCATGCTGTAAACGGATTCTGGATGTCGTTAAGACCAATCATGTCAGTTCTAATCGCTGCTAACTTCTGAGCATTAGCAACCATGCTGTTAGCCAACTTAGCGGCAGCAGTAACATTGCCTTCATTAATCGCTGCTTCTAGGTTAAAGATGTCAGTCTTAAGAGCTAGGCGAGTGCGTTCTTCCTCTGTCAATTTGCCTTGAGCAGCAGCCGCTAATTGGATGCCTTCTTCATCAAAGACCTTCTGGCCTTGTGCAAGGACTAGAGAGGCCTTGTCAAGAATTTCTTGTTTTTTCTTTTCGGCTGCAATCTTTTGCTGAGTTGCTAGCAATTTCTTTTGTGCGGCTAACTGAGATTTAGTCAGTTTATCGGCTTTACTACTTAACTCAACTATCTGTTTGCGAGCCATGTGTTCATTTTTGTTATAGGCTAGATTAGTCCTAGCAGCAGTTTTATTCTTCATAAAGCCAGAAGGATCACCCTCAATGATTAAATCTACAAAAGGATCTGTTGCTTTAATAAAATTAGCAATATCTTTAGATGCTCCAGAAAAAGCATCGTTGATTGTCTTGCCAATCTTGGTTACAGTTACCAAGAACTCGGCTGCATTTGTGGCAGCTTCTTGCATGTCATCTGCTAAGTCAGAAATGCTTGTGCTACCAGCTATTATCTTTAATGAGTCAATAATTCCAATGCCGATAATGGTTTGAACTTCTTTAGAAGTATTGGCAAGAACTTGCATCTTGCCGGCATCTGTGTCTCGTAGATTGGCGTTAAAATCTTTGTAAGTAGAATTGAGAACTTTGACTAGCGCGGCAGCGCGCTCTGTCTCGGTTCCTTCTTTAATCATCTTCTTAGTTACATCATCTAAAACAAAGCCAACTTTAGTTAGGGATGCGAAATTGCCATTTAATGCTTGAGCAAGCCCATTGGTCATAGACTTGAACTGCTCAGCTGTGGCAGTTGCACCCTTTTCAGCAGTTACATAATCTAGAATTGCTGGAGTTAAAGTCTTGATTGTAGAAATCTGTAGATCAAATGTAGCCAACTGAGATTGAGTTGTGGTGATGTTTCCAGCAGTTACAACACCAATGCGCTCTAAGGCTTTTGCTTGCTCATTGAGAATGTCTATCTGTTCTTGGCTTGCGCCAGTTGTGACCTTAAGAATGTTATTTAATCTTGCTTGCTCGGCTTGAGCCTCTAGAGCGACCCTTACAGATGCCTTACCGTAGGCAACTACAGCGGCAGCACCAAAGGCTACCCCAAAAGTTCCTGCAAGATTTTTGACACTGTTAGCCAGTTGCTTGCTTGCTGATTCAGCTTTCTTAAAACCTTTAGCATCAAACTTGGATGCAATGTTGATTACTTCATTAATTTGCATTAAGCGACTCTCCTAAGGTTTGATGATTTGGATCGTCTGTATAATTCTTGTTCGGCTATAGAAATCGCTTTACGCACAGCGCCTTCTGCTTTGCCTTGATTAAGAGCCCAAGCCTTGTAAATTAATCGGCCTTGACCTTTAAGGCTACCTGTCAATGGTGGCAAGGCATCGATAAATTGACGACCAGCATTAGGGTTGCGTGAGCGACTTCCCTTGCCTGCCCCTTTAGGGCCTACCCAAACTTGACCTTGTGGGTTTTTTCTTCCAGCGCTTTCGTAAATTGCACCAGCGCGAGAAGCATTAAAAATACTAGCTTGTGAACTAAATCCTCTGGAGTTTGGCTTTGATGGTGTGCTTTTAAAACCTATTCCAGCTTTGATGATAGATGCTTGGAAAGGTGGGAAAAAGCCTTCACTAAAAGATCTGGCTGCCCATCCGCTTAGAGGTGCATCTGATGGCACAAAACCTTTAGCTTGTCTAACGACAGGACGAAGCGCAATAGATATTTCTTTTTTAAGTGACTTTTCTAAATCTGGAGCAAACCGGCGTAATGCCTTGCGGAGATCAGCGTTTCCTTCGATTGTTACTTGCATCTCTGATCTCCTTCGCTTCATCATTTAGACCTTGAAGTAAAGCATCTAGCATTACTTTGTCTAACTCTAATAAATGTTGTGGCGCGATCCCTAGCCTTATGCTTAGCCTAGCAATAAGGTAGGTGAACGGGAGATCGCGCTTTAAGCTAAAGGGTCGGAGTCCTCGACACTGACAGATTTCAATGTCTCAATGAACTCAATTCCAAATGGCTTAACAGTCTCACCTGACCTGCGTGTGACTTCCCATGCCAACCAATAAACATCGCTTTGCTTTTCCTCATCGCGGAAAGCCTTATGAAAACCCTTTTTAGCGTACTGCTCGAACGAGTACTCCACTGCTGGAGTGATCTCGCCTTCTAGTACGCTTCCATCTGTACGAACGATCTTTAGTCTTGCCATGGTTTGCCCCTTTGTTAGTTGTTTAGAATGTGCCTGTTGTTGCTACTGCAACTGGTGAGTTAGCAGTAAATGTGATTGACTGTGTAGACATATCGGCAACAGCACCATTGATGTCTGTTGTGTTGTTTACTAGCAATGACACTGTGTAGAGACGGTTATCTGTGCTTACTGCTGTCCCCTTGTCCTGTATGAATACGCAAGTAACAGTTGTACCCCATGCAGCTTGCAATGTTCTAAGAGTTTTGTCTACTGCTAGGTCATTAAGAAAGTCGATAGTGACTGTTGATGCTTCCAAGCCCTTAACGAACTTGTGAGATGAGTCACCCATTGCTGTGACTTCTAGTTCATCAAATGTGCGGTTAATTGTTACTGATGTTACTAGGTCAGAAAGATCAACAGTGTTAATCTTCACGCCGACCTTGTTATTTAGAAATACAGCCATGAGATTATTCCTCGTCTTTCTTAGTAGTTGCTGGCTTTGGTGTTGCTGGTGCTACCTGCCCGATCTTGATCAGGAAGGCTTCGTTTTCTTTTTCCCACTCGGACATTTTAACTCCAACTCGTAAGGATTGATACGGACATCTCGCAGCTGAGTAGGTCACCCGAAGCAGCGTTGAGAATACTAGGTGCGCTTATTGCACTTACATTATAGGTCAAAGATGATGCAGCGAGCTTTGCAAACACGCCACAGACTGCATCTTCTATACCGTTGAGATTGCCTTCGTTGTCAAAAAGCGGCACAGTAATAATAATCTTAAAGTTAGCCATTGGGCTGATTGTGATGTGTTGATTATTGCTAGGTGTCAGATAAGGATCATCTGGAGACACGATCACAGAGTTAGCCAAGACAGTTGCAGGTGGAAAGGCAAAGGTTTGCCATTTAGCGTTATCGACTAATGCTGTGGCTAAAGTAGTTCTAAGGGTAGTGACTGCAACTGGCATTATCCCACCATCGAACGCGGATCAAGTGCATGTGCGATCAATCCTCGCACCTTAGCGAGAAGCTGAGCGCTCATTCGATAAGGGGAAGGCTGGAAGTCAATGGCATTAGAACCTGAGAGTGTTGCGGTTCTTGCTTGCCAGATTTCAACAGCGATCATCAAAGCTGCATTTTGTACTGCTGTGTCTGTTGTCCAGTCCACATAAGTAGTAGCTGTAACTACAGCAAATGGGTTGAATGGGTGATTAGCATTATCAGAAATGTGTGTAGTTGTTACTGTAATTGCGTATTCACTTACACTTAAAATTGTTTTTGTTCCATTAAATCTGGAACCTGCTTTAGAAATAGTTACTTCTTGACCTACATAATAAACATCCAAAACTGGTACATCAAAAACTAAAGTTCCAACAGTTCCTACATTTGAATGTGAAACTGCAAAATTGTTATTTGCCCATAGCATAGGAAGTAAAACTGCATCCGATGCATCGCATACAGATTGAAGGGTCGCGTCTGGATACAATGTGCCTACTCCAAGTGTGCTTCTAAGAGTTGCAACTGATGTTAGTGCCATTGTTATCCTTTCTAAAGACTCTAGGGAGTAGAGGGCTACTACTCCCTAGAGCGACTTAGTTACCTAGTTATCAGGTGAAGTTGAACCAGTTTGCGCCAGCCGCTAACTTAGTGGCTAGTGCTCCCTGACCGAATAGTAGAATGTCTACAGTTCCGTCTGAGTTAATGTTTGTGCGAAGTTGCTGACGAGCACCCTCATACCATGTGTAAGCATCTGGGTTAATAACAGCCATTGAGTAATCAGTTGTACCTACTCCGCCTGAACCCTTCATGTAACGAGACACACGAAGATCAAGACCTGCAACAGATCCGCGAAGGCTCAAAGGTGAAAGCGCACCTGCGTTATTCTGAGGATTTGCAGCGATGTAGATTGGTCGGCCACTATCGTTGTATGACATGATGTTAGCCCATTGTTCTGGTGTAACTACAATGTTGCGAGCAAAGCCAAGTGATGCTGAATACACTGCGGCTGCGGCACTTGATACATACTTAAGCAAGCCATCAGCTGAGTTAGCCTGTGCTGCTGCGTTAAGAGTACCTGCGCCCTGAATAGCTGTTGTTACATGCTCCTCAGTGTCTTTTGCATAAGCAAATTCCATCTGAACAAGAAGCTCATCTAAAAATGCAGGTGTTGAATTTGTTAGCAATTCTAGAGTAGTGATTGCACGACCCTTGAATGACTTCTTTGTTACTGTGATGTAAGATGCTTCAAGTTGTGACTCTGTTACTGGATCGTTTTCATCGATCTGATCTACTAGAGGCACTTCAGAAATCTTTGGCAGCTCAAATGTTTTTCCAAATTCTGGCATTGTTCCGCGTGAGATCGAATCGATCATTGGACGGTCTGCGTTTGAAAGGAAATTAAGTAGCTGTGTGCTTTGTGGTGTTGGAATAAATCCTGCACCTGTTGTCTGATCGTTGTCAGCAGCGCGTAGCCATTGACGAG